CTATAACTCTCATATCATAATGACAATAGGAGATGACTCTGGTGATTGGGTTGCCACAGTAGTACCAGACTTTTTACAAACTTACGGTGTCTGTACTGGTAAGGATAATGCCCTAGTAGCAATTGGTAAAGTTTCAACTATTGATCCAAAAACATATACAACTACTTCAATAGATAATGGAACTACATGGGGACCACCTGTAGTAATTACTGGTAGTGATTGGGAGATCAACAACATATCTTGGAATGGTACTTTGTACATGTGCATGGAAAGGCAAGCAGGGAACTATTTCACCAGCCCTGACCTAGTAACATGGAGATCCCATAATGCCGCAACTGCACTTGGCCTATACTACTCCCCACCTATATGGGATGGGGCTTACTGGTACAACATACAGCCTGTAGGAGGTCAAGCAGATTCAACAGGCCACTTAGCCAGAATGCGTATTGACGTATTAGTGCCCGGTGATGGTCCTACTTTGGATTCAGTAGTGAACGCTGAATGTAGATTATCCCAAATCCTTGGTAGTGGTGATATAGATACGTCTGACTTAACGGACCATGTTCGTGGCTATACCATTGGCAGTGTCGGAAGCTTAAGAAATTCTATTGTCCCGTTACAGGCCAGTTGGCCGTTCGATGTGGTCCAGCGTGGATACAAGATCGTATTCGTACCGAGAGGCCAAAACTCTATCGCTCCGATTCTATATGCTGATCTTGACGCTAGATCGGATTCTACTGAGGCAAAACCTCTGATCACGGCCCCTAGAGAGATGGATACCCAACTCCCTAGAAAATTCATCATAAAGTACATGGACCCAAATCGGGAATATGACATTGGTGAGCAATATGCCGAGAGACTAAACACGGCTGCGGTCAATGAAGAGACTCAAGACCTACCAATTGTCCTGACTCCAGGAGAGGCAGCAAGAAAGGCAGAAGTCTTGTTGTATCTGCGGTGGATGGAGCGTACCGACCTGTCCTTTACCCTTCCTGGGTCATATAACCATATCGAAGCTGCGGATGTGGTCACGCTCCAGACTCCTGAAGGGGATTTTGATGTGCGAGTGGTTTCTGCCAATTACACTAGCGATGGAAGGGTAGAGATCAAAGCAAAGTATGGTAGAGCCGCTGTCTACTCCCCATCTAGCATAATTGTAGACACGGTAGTAAGTGGGGTAACTACATTGCCCTCTCCTACTGCCTCAACAAAGTACATGCTACTGGATGTACCAAGAATGAATTCCGTACAGGATACACCTTCCATATTAGCTACAATGAGCGGACCTTCAGGATGGCCGGGGGGAGTCCTAATTCGTACAGACGATAACGGAACTACCTGGGTTGATGTCCAAGGATTTGATAGTCCAGGTGGCACTGTAGGAACCACGGGCACTCCTCTAGGAGTAGTTGATTCTAGGGTATGGGACAAGGCCAGTGTCCTTACTGTGACTCTAAGCAATGGTACGTTAGCTAGTGTAACCGAAGCTGCTGTACTGAATGGCGCTAACTATTTCGCCTATGGCGCGTATGACCGTTGGGAGATCATCGCTGCTCAAACCTGTACATTAGTATCTGCTAATACTTATACTGTCACAAATCTCCTTAGAGGAAGATTCGGAACAGAGTGGGCTATGGGCACGCATGCTGTCGGGGATAAGTTCATCGCCCTTAGTGAGGCTGATGTAACTGCTATTGGCATGTCCTCTTCCTCTATCGGGCTGGCTAGGACTTATAGAGGTATTACCTATGGTCAGGATATATCTACTGATACAGACCTAAACTTTACCTATAAGGGGGTCAACCTAGAGTGCCTATCTCCTGTCTACTTATCTGGGTATAAATCTCCATCATCAGGGGATTGGATACTAAGCTGGATTAGGAGAAGCCGTACTGATGGAGAGTGGCGTAACTATGTGGATGCTGGATTAGGAGAGTCCACAGAAGCCTATGAAACTGATATTTGCTCAGACGGTACTTATACTACCGTAAAAAGAACTATTACATCTACTACCCCTACCTGTACCTATACCGTTGCGAATCAAGTTACAGATTTTGGTTCGGCCCAAAGCACGATTTATGCAAAGACTTATCAGCTATCTTCAGTGGTCGGAAGAGGATACTCGATTGCTGGGTCATTCCTATCTGGAACTATTAGCTACTTCCAGTATGTAGTCTTTCAGTTAAATACTCTAGCTTCTCTCAACTCCACTACATTTACAGATATAAAAGGCAGTACGATCACAAAGTATGGAGATGCAAAGTTCATCAATGCTGACGGTCTGTGGGGTAAGTCCGCTTATTTTGACGGATACGGAGATTCTCTGACATTAGCCTCTACCAGCGACTTTAATCTAGGTAGTGGGGCTATGACTATAGAGTTCTGGCTATATAGGAGAGCGCATACTACAGATGCCAGAGTACTTCAATTTGGCCCTAATGGGAGTGCTTCCAGTTGCCAGTGTAATTTCAGAAGTGATGGAGGTATATACTTCTTCCCTGCTGTAGGGAGTCCAGCTTCCGGCTTTTCCGTTGGAGCAGGGTCTTACCCGTTAGATGTATGGACCCATGTAGCTTTTGTGCTAACCTCTACAACTGCTATGAGACTGTATATTGACGGCGTACAGAAAGTAAATGGAACATATACTGCATTTCCATCAGCTAACTATAGTCTCAGTATAGGAGGCGATAGTAGTATGGACCTATGGGGCCATATTCAAGACTTGAGGATTACTAAAGGAGTAGCCAGATACACTTCTGCATTTACTCCACCTACTAACTATAATGCAACAGGCTCTTCTGACCCTTATTGGGCTAATGTAGTATTGTGTATGCCCTTTACCAGTAATTTACTGGATTTGACAGGTAAAACAGTCACTGTAGTAGGAAACACACAGTTAACTATAGTTCGCAACCCTTACTCTAAAGCTGTCAGTTTAGACGGAACTGGAGATTACTTAACTGTCCCAACTGGAACTGCACTAGCCTTTGGTTCTAATGATTTTGCTATAGAGATGTGGGTTGTAAGGTTAGTCGATATGGCCAGCGGAACCTACATGCTGTACAGCAATTGGAATGGCTCTACTGGATTATACCTAGCTGTGGTTAATAACAATATAGTGTTTAGGTACAACAATGGCACTGACTATACCTTGACTGGTCCTCCTATTACAATAAGTAGTTGGAATTATGTTCGTGTAGTAAAAAGCGGTAATTTTATTACTCTAGCTCTTAGTCAGCTAGGCGGTACTACAGACCGTACTATCGTTAGTAATACATCAGTAAGTATGGCAGTAGCTGGCTCTGTCCCTACCCCTACCACGGATACTTACATAGGTAGAGCCTCTGATGGTGGAACTCAGTACTTTAATGGTAAAATAGGCCAGATACGAGTTACCAAGGGTGCAGCCCCTGATTTGAGTAACCCGCCCACACTCCCATTACCAACTAGTTAAGGATTAACTATGTCATCCAGTACAAGTCTTCTTGATTTGCTGATTCAATCTCAAGCCAGTAAAGAGATCACAGCAAATAACCTATTCAATGCCGGAAGTCCTGCCGCTTTATTTGCCAGGAGAGAGTCACTCTGTAGTGCCCTAAACTGGTATTACTATGGTGGGTATATGTTTGTAGATGGAGCACTAGTATCAATAGCAAACAACGCTTCTCCATTAGTATTGACAGCAGGCTCTAACAACTATATTGAAGCGACTAGGGCGGGGGTAGTAAGTGCTAATACTGCCGCTTTCACACCTGGATCAATTCCACTATACCTTGCTGTTACTGGTGCCTCGACTGTCACAAGCTATACTGATTATAGAAATTTCGTACAGCCAGAATTTTTAACCAGTAAGGTTAGTGTCGCTGTCACTTCCGCAGACGTAACCTTAAACAGCACTCAATCACGAGTAAGTTATGTAACTACTACTGGTGTTCTCACGGTTAATTGCAATGTAATTGTCCCTAATGATTGGTACGGTATGGTATTTTGTAACAATACTGGCGCTTACACTACTACCTTTAAAACATCTGGCGGTACAGGTATTGTAGTGGCTCAAACTAAAAGGGCTATCCTACTGGCAGATGGCACGAACGTTGTCCGTATCACGGCAGATGTGTAAAGACTATGATCAACTTAAATACCATAAAGGCAGATGTGTAAAGACTATGATCAACTTAAACGACTTGAAAGTTGAACTAATCAG